AGGCCACGGCCTTCGCCGTCGCCACCGCCCTGTGCCACCACATCGAGATGTCCGACCTCAAGAAAGCGAACAAGGCCGGATACAAGGGGCTGGTCAAGGCTCAGGCCAAGTCCGGCTTCTCCTCGAAGAAGCAGGCGGCCATCAAGGACATCATGGACAAGGAGGGGACCAAGTTCTCCCCCTCCCAGACCGAGCGGCTCCAAGCGGGGCTGCGGATGATCGAGCTGGTCTGTGACAGCACCGGCCTGTTCGTGGTCGAGGCCGTCGCCGCCGCCCGGGGCTCCATCTACATGGTCCGCCCCACGGAGAGCTGCCGGGACTGGCTGGAGCGTCAACACGCCCGCTGTGAGGTGCTAGAGCCCATCCACCTCCCCATGGTGGTCAGGCCGCGCCGCTGGCGCACCCCGTTCTGGGGCGGCTACCTCACGAAGCGCCCGGGGATGCGGCTGGTCAAGCAATGGACCGGCCCCTACCACGACGAGCTTCGGTGGGTGGAGATGGACGGCGTCTACTCTGCCGTCAACGGCGTCCAGTCCGTGCCGTGGAGGATCAACAAGCCGATCCTCGACGTGATGCGGGCGGTCTGGGACGGCGGCGGCAACCTCGGCGGCCTCCCCCGCCGCGAGGACCTGCCCCTGCCCCCACGTCCCGCCACCATCGACGAGGACGACGCCGTGCTGAAAGGCTGGAAGGCCGAGGCCGCGGCCATCTACGCGGCGAACGGCCAGCTCCTGTCCAAGCGCCTGACAATCTCTCAGCGCCTCTGGGTGGCCGCCAAGTTCGAGGACGAGGCCGCCATCTACTTCCCCCACGAGCTGGACTTCCGGGGTCGCATCTACCCGACCCCCACGGGCGGCCCCCACCCGCAGGGTGAGGACACCGCCAAGGCCCTGCTCCACTTCTCCACCGGCGTCCCCCTCGGGGCATCCGGAGGGGGCTGGCTGGCCATCCATCTGGCCAACCTGTTCGGCGTCGACAAGGTGCCGTTCGAGGAGCGGGTGGACTGGGTCATGGCCAACAGCGCCGCCATCGTCGACAGCGGTGAGAACCCGCTCGACGGCCAGCGGTTCTGGACCACCGCCGACAGCCCCTACTGCGCCCTCGCGGCCTGTATGGAGTGGGCGGGCTACTGCCGGGAGGGCGAGGCCTATGTGTCCCGCGTCCCGGTCGCCCTCGACGGCTCCAACTCGGGCCTGCAACACTTCTCGGCAATGCTCAGGGACCCCGTGGGTGCCCGGGCGGTGAACCTGATCCCCTCCGACCGGCCCCAAGATGTCTACCTTGAGGTCGCCGCGAAGGGACAGGCCATCGTTGACGCCGACGACAGTGAGGAGGCCACGGTCTGGCATGGTGGCAAGATCACCCGCAAGATCGCCAAGCGCCCCTGCATGACCTACTGCTACTCGGCCACCCGGTTCGGGATGCAGGCCATGATCCTCGGGACGCTCCGCGAGATCGACGCCGAGAACGCCGCAGCCGGGAAGCCCCCGCACCTCAACGGGGCTGACAACTACAAGGCCGCGATGCACCTCAGCTACGTCCTGTGGGAGGCCATCTCGGAGATCGTCGCTGCCGCTGCCGCCGCCATGACGTGGCTGCGGGAAGCCGCGAAGATCGCCGGGGACTACGGCACCCCCATCTGGTGGACCACCCCGCAGGGCCTCCCGGTCTTGCAGGGCTACCGGGTGGACAGCACCCAACGCATCGAGGTCCACTTCGGTGGGAAGCGGATGCGGGTGTCCATCGCCTCCGACGGGGAGGACATCGACAAGCGGGCGCAGGCCAACGGCATCGCCCCCAACTTCGTCCACTCCCTCGACGCCGCCCACCTGATGTCGGTCGTCAACGCGGCCCACGCCGAGGACCTCACGGACCTCGCGGTGATCCACGACAGCTTCGGGTGCCACGCGGCCTACGCCGGGCGGCTCTCGGAAATCCTGAGAGAAACTTTTGTCGCCCAGTACGAGCCGAACCAGCTTGAGATATTCCGTGACGCCCTTGTCGCGCAGCTCCCCCCGGAGCTGGCCGCAACGCTGCCCGAGCTTCCAGCCCTCGGGACCTTCGACCTCCAAGAGGTTCTGGAGTCTCACTATGTCTTCGCCTGATCCCCACCATAAGCCGCTGAGTTTCTACCACCCACCCTTGGACCTCACACGCTGAAAGAACCCATGACCCCACTCCACACAGTCAACAGCCGCGCCAATGCGGTGGCTGAGCGGGCTCGACATTCCTCAGCGGTCGCTGAGCTTCGAGAGCCTGCCTTCCGCCTCTGCGTTCGCATGGCGGACCTCCCACCCCACGTCCAGTTCAATGCCCTGATGCTCGCCGCCGTGGTGAGCGCCAGTGCCCTCGGGCTGGACCCCCACGAGGAGATCGCCCGCGCCGCCCGCAAGGTCCGGCAAGCGGAAGGCCCCTTCACCATCGAGCTGCAAGCCCTCCGCGACTACTGCCGCGGCGAGCTGACCCACACCTCCTCCTGAACAGAGAACCAGATACCCATGAACATCTATAGCCTCCGCTACCGAGCCGTCGGCTTCGCCCAGCTCGTGTTCTTCGTCCTGACCGCCGCCCTCATGGTGCCGGTCATCGTCATCGGCGTCTCGGCGTCGGTGATTGACCGCAGCACCCGCCGTCTGGCCGAAGCCGCGGGCGACCTGTGCGACCGACTGGGCCTCCCCGGCTTCGGCGTCCGTGACACCTTCGTCCAGCTCTTCCGCCGGGTGTTCACTTGAGCCGCGCCGTCCGCAGCCTCCTCAGCCGCGCCGCTGACGAGGCCCTGTCCAACGACGGCGTCGTCCCCGCCGACACCATGATGGCGCTGGCCGCCGAGGGCTACGACCTCGACATCCTCGACTCCGACATCTCCCGCATCCTGTCCGCTCGCGGCCAGTAACCAATCCCCACCATAGACCGGAAACCCATGTCTCAGAACCAGAACAAAATGAAGATGATCAGCCCCCGCGGCGTCGCCCAGTGGCCCAAGCTCAATGAGCCGGACTACAAGTGGGACACGGCTGGCAAGTACACCGTCAAGCTCTCGCTCGACGCAGCCGACCCCGACGTCATCGAGATGGTGGCCAAGTTCGAGAAGATGCGTGACGACTTCCTCGCGGAGACCGTCGCAACCCTCAAGGCCGACAAGAAGGCCGCGCTGGCCATGGAGCTGAAAGCAGGCGAGGTCATCAAGATCGAGCGCGACAACGAGACGGCCGAGCCGACCGGCAGGCTGATCCTGTCCGCCTCGATGAAGGCGTCCGGCACCCGCAAGGACGGCTCAGCGTGGACCCAGAAGCCCGACCTGTTCGCGGCCAACGGCGCCAAGCTGGCCAACCCGCCGACCATCTCGGGCGGCTCGGAGATGAAGGTCTCCTTCGAGGCTGAGCCGTTCATCAACATGACGAGCAAGCAGGCCGTCGTGTCGATCCGGCTCAAGGCCGTCCAAATCCTCAAGCTCAGCTCGGGCGGTGTCCGCACCTTCTCGGAGCATGGCTTCGGCGCGGAGGACGGCGACGACATCGACGACGCCCTGCCGTTCGCCCCGGACACGTCTGCCTCCACAGGCGGCGGCGGCCATGACGACCTGTAAGGTCGGCCACTCGTTCTTCCTGCCCTGCAATCCCATGCCCACCCCGCGTCCACGTGCGACGACGCGGGGTGGCAAGTTTGCCTCCGTGTACCACCCCGCCGACTACACCAAGTTCAAGGCGAACCTCACGGAGATGGCCAGCGTCCAGAACGACAGGCCCCTCGCCCCATACACCGGCCCGCTCACCGTCCGAGTGATCGTGCTGGTCGAGAAGGCTCGCACCTCCAAGCTGCCCCACCCCACCCCTGACGTGGACAACTACGCTAAGGGGATACTCGACGCCATCACCGCCTCCGGGGTGTTCTGGGTCGACGACAAACAGATCGTCGAGCTGAACATCATCAAGCGGTGGACCGACGACCACGCCGCCCCCGGCTACTACGTCTCCCTGACCCAACGCATCTGAAACCCACCATACGCCGCCATCCGCGCGGCGCTAGGAACCCCCTTGAGGATCACACCTATGAAGCCATCCGACATCAAGTATCTGGTCGTCCATTGCTCCGCGACCCGCGCCTCTGCTGACATCGGCGCTGCCGAGATTACCCAGTGGCACCGCAAGCAGGGCTGGCGGACCATCGGCTACCACTTCGTCATCCGTCGGAACGGAGAGGTCGAGCTGGGCCGCCCCCAGTCTGAGCCCGGCGCTCACGTCTCCGGCTTCAACGGTGTCTCCCTCGGCATCTGCATGGTCGGCGGCGTCGGCCTCGATGGCGTGACCGGCGAGGACAACTTCACGTCCCCGCAGCGTCTCGCCCTCCACGCCCTCATCACCCGCCTCGCCAAGGACCACCCCGCCACCAAGGTCCTCGGCCACCGCGACCTCAGCCCCGACAAGAACAAGGACGGGCGCGTCACGAAGAACGAGTGGCTCAAGGTCTGCCCGAGCTTCGACGTCCCCGCGTGGTGGGCCGCCCACCGCACCGCCTGATCCCCACCATATCCCCGAGAGAACAGCCATGAACCAGACAACCCGCCCCTCCCGACCGCGTCAGGTCCTCCAGCACCTGACCGCCCACGGTCGCATCACCGACGCCACGGCCCGGCACCAGTTCGGTGCCTTCCGGCTGGCCGACGCCGTCTACCGGCTCCGCACCGACCTCAAGAACCTGATGCCCAAGGGCAAGGGCATCCTGACGGTCATGCGTGAGGACCTGAACGACACCCCGTTCGCGGAGTATCGCTTGGTCCCGGCCAGCCAGCTTGGCTGAGTTCGCTGACGACGACAGCCGCTGCGTTGCGAAGGAGCCGTGCCCCAAGTGCGGCTCCCGCGACAACCTCGCCCGCTACGACGACGGCCACGCCTTCTGCTTCGGCTGCAAGCACCGTGAGCCCGCGACCGGCGAGGCAGGCACCCATCAACCACCAAGGAGAGCCCGCATGGACAACATGATCCACGGGGAGATCGAAGCGATCCCCAACCGCGGCCTCTCGCGGGAGACCTGCGAACGCTACGGCTACCGTGTCGGCACCTTCAAGGGCGGCAAGGCCCACCTCGCCCCCTACTTCGACGCGACGAGCGGCGAGATGGTCGCCCAGAAGGTCCGCTTCTCCGAGAACGGAGAGAAGGCCTTTATGACCACGGGAGACATCAAGACGGCGGGCCTGTTCGGGCACCGCCTCCTCGAAGCCCGCGGCGGCCGGATGGTCGTCATCACCGAGGGCGAGATCGACGCCCTGTCCTGCTCGCAGGCACTCGGGAATAGCTGGCCGGTCCTGTCGCTCCCCAAGGGGGCGATGAACGCCGCCCGCGCCATCGGTCCGTTCGTCAAGGAGCTGGAGAAGTACGACGCCGTCGTCCTCTGCTTCGATGCCGACGAGCCGGGCCGCGAGGCTGTGGCCGCCTGCGCCACCCTGTTCTCCCCCGGCAAGCTGCGGGTCGCTCAGCTCCCCGACGACGTGAAGGACGCCAACGACCTCGTCCGCACCAACCGCTCCAAGGCCCTGTCCGACGCCCTGTTCGGTGCATCACCCTACCGCCTCGACGGCATCCGCTCCGTGGCGGACCTCCGGGAACAGGCCCGCACCCGCGTGGTCATGGGGAGGCCGTGGCCCTACCCCTCGCTGACCGCAGCTACCTATGGCATCCGCCGCAAGGAGCTGTATGGCCTCGGCGCTGGCGTCGGCTGCGGCAAGACGGAGACCTTCAAGGAGTTCATCGTCGAGACCATCGCCCCCGAGGGGGTGCTGGACGATGGCCTGCCAGTGGGTCTGCTGTTCCTTGAGGAGCCACCCGCACACACCCTCAAGGTGCTGGCGGGCAAGCTCGTCGGGAAGCTCTTCCACATCCCCGGCGTCGAGTACGAGCAGCAAGAGCTGGACGACGCCCTCGACCTGCTGGTCGACAAGGTGTTCGTCTACGACCACTTCGGGGCCAAGGGGTACGAGGACGTCAAGTCCCGGATCACCTACATGGTCTCGGTCCTCGGCATCAAAGACATCTACCTCGACCACCTGACCGCTCTGGTCGCTGGCGTGGACGATGAGCGCCGCAGCCTCGACCACATCATGGCCGACCTCGCGGGCATGGCAGAGCGCCTCGACTTCACACTCTACTACATCAGCCACCTCAGCACCCCGGACGGCAAGCCGCACGAGGAAGGGGGCCGCGTCTACGAGCGCCACTTCGCTGGCTCCCGAGCCATCGCCCGGTGGTCCCACTTCATGTTCGCTCTTGAGCGGGACAAGCAGGACCCCGACGGCGTCACGACCTTCCGGGTCCTCAAGGACCGCTACACGGGCCGGGCCACTGGCCTGACCTTCGGCCTCGCCTATGGCCGCGACAGCGGGCGGCTCACCGAGTGCGCCCTACCATCCCCCGACACACCCTCATTCAAGGACGAGAGAGCCCATGATGACATTTAAGATCGGCGGCATGGCCGTCTGCACGGACGCAGGCACCTATGACCTCGTCAACGGTCAGGCGTATCTCATCGAGGACTACTCCCCGGACGACGACTGCGGAAAATGGCTGGACCTTGGACCTGAGCTTGGGTCCTTCCTCGCTCGGCGGTTCCGACCGGAGACCGCGGCGGAAGCCATCTGCCGGGCGCGGGACACCATCACGGCCTACTCGACCGCCCTCCCCGACGACAACCCCAAGACCCGCTTCGGCGTGGCCAAGCCCTCGGTCACCCTGATCCCCGGCCCGGCCCTGATCCACTGTGCCCTCGCCTTCCGCGACGGCGCGACCAAGTACGGCCCGGCCAACTGGCGGGTCGATCCAGTCACGGCATCGACCTACACCGACGCCGCCTTCCGGCACCTGCTGGACTACTGGGACGGCGAGGACCGCGCCTCCGACAGCAAGGTCCTCCACCTCGCCCACGCCATGGCCTGCCTCGCCATCCTGATCGACGCCCAAGAGCAGGGCACCCTCAAGGACGACCGCCCCACCAAGGGCTCGACCCCGCGAGTGATCGAGGAGAACACCCGCCCCCTCACCTGACCCCCACCATAACCCGAAAGGCTCCCCATGCTGATATTCGACATCGAGACCGACGGGTTCGTGGACCAGATGACGGTCATCCACTGTCTCCACATCAAGGACAAAGCCACCGGCAAGCGGATGCGGTTCTCGTCAGGCGTCTACGCCGACGGGACCCCCGCTCGCCGGGACGGCTCCATTGAGGAGGGCATCGCCCTGCTCGAAGCCGCTGACGACATCGTCGGCCACAACATCCTCGGCTTCGACAACCGCGCCATCCGCAAGCTGCACCCCACCTTCGCCCCTCGCGGCACCCTGCACGACACCCTCGTCTACGCCCGGCTCATCTGGACCAACCTGATGGACCTCGACGTGACGGCCATGAAGGAGCGCCGCCGCCCCGCTGGCTTCACGCCCAAGATGATGGGGTCCCACTCTCTGGAGGCGTGGGGCTACCGCCTCAACGTCTTCAAGGGCGACTACTCCATCGCCCGCAAGGCTGAGGCCCTCGTCCTCGGCCTCGATGAGGAACAGACCCACGCCTACATCTGGGGCTCCTTCAACAAGGACATGGACGACTACTGCGAGCAGGACAACGAGGGCTGCGAGGCCATCCTCGACCTGATCCTCAAGCAGGAATACTCCCCCGAGGCTCTGCGCCTTGAGATGGACACCGCCGCCATCATCGTGGAGCAGGAGGCCACCGGCTTCCTGTTCAACGACAAGGCCGCCATGGCCCTCGTCGCAGAGCTGAGCGGCATCCGCGCGGGACTCGAAGACGAGCTGCGGACCACCTTCGCCCCTTGGTATGAGCCCAAGCTCTACAAGGGCGAGAACGTCGTCCTCCACCCGAAGGTCAACAACAAGGCCCTCGGCTACGTCCCCGGCCAGCCCCTCACCAAGATCGAGCTGACGGTCTTCAACCCGGGATCGCGCCACCACGTCGCCAACCGGATGAAGGCCCTGTTCGGCTGGGTGCCCACCGAGATGACCCCGAGCGGGGAACCGAAGGTCGATGAGGATACCCTCAGCGGCCTCGTATACCCAGAGGCCAAACTGCTAGTTCGGTACCTTACGGTCCAAAAACGCCTCGGCCAGATCGCTGAGGGCAAGACGGCGTGGCTCAAGCACCAGAAGCCTGACGGTCGCATCTACGGACGGGTCAACCCGAACGGGACGCGCACCGGCCGGATGACCCACTTCTCCCCGAACCTCGCTCAGGTGCCAAAGGTCGGCTCCCTCTGGGGATCGGAGTGTCGCTCGTTCTTCCACGTCCCCGCTGGCCACTACCTTGTCGGCTGTGATGCTGAGGGGCTGGAGCTGCGGATGCTGGCCCACTACATGGCCCGCTTCGACGGCGGCGCTTATGGCCGGGCGGTGGACAGTGGCGACAAGGCTCTAGGCACCGACGTTCACACCCTCAACATGAAGGTCGTCGGCCTCAACAGCCGGGACAGCGCCAAGACCTTCATCTACGCCTACCTCTACGGAGCCGGGAACCCCAAGCTGGGGGCGGTGATGTACGAGGACATGGACGAGGCCGCCACCGCTGCGTTCAACGTCCGCATCCAACGCGCTGAGGCCAAGGCCCGCGCTTCGGGTCAGGACGTTTCCGACATCCGCATCCACGCCCTGCGTCGCCTCGGCCTAGCCGCGCGGAACAGGATCGAGACGGGCCTGCCCGCCCTCGGCCAGCTCCAAGAGGTGGTCAAGGACAAGGCCACCCGGGGCTACCTCAAGAGCCTCGACGGTCGGACCCTCTACAACTACTCGGCCCACGCCGCGCTCAACACGCTCCTGCAAGGGGGCGGCGCGGTCGTGATGAAGAAGGCCCTCGTGCTGGCCAAGCAAGCATACGACGCACTCGGCTGGACGCACGGCGTCGAATACTCCTTCGTGGCCAACGTCCACGACGAGGCCCAGCTAGAGGTCAAGTGCGAATACGCTGAGACCGCTGGCCAACTGTTCGCGGATGCCATCCGTGACGCTGGCCTCCACTTCAACCTCCTCTGCCCCCTCTCTGGGGCCTACGACGTCGGCCTCAACTGGGCCGCCTCCCACTAGGATAATCCCACCATATGCCAGAACCCACCCCACCCCCCTCCCTAGAGGAGGGGGCGACGAAGGTTTGCCGGAAATGCACGGAAGTCAAACCCATTGAAGGCTACGCAAAGTGCGCGTCTGCCGGAGACGGAAGACAACGCTGGTGCCGTGCCTGCTCCAACGCCTATCAAAGCGCCCGGCAGAAGTCCTACCCCGAGGCCTACGCCGCGAGGTCCAGAGCGCACCGCATTAGCCAGCCAGTGCTGGTGATGCTCGCGCGAGCCCGCTTCCGTGCAAAGGCCGCGGGTGCCCCCTTCGACCTCACACCGACTGACGTCGAGATACCAGAACGGTGTCCCATCCTGTGCATCGAGCTGAGTCGGGGCGACGGGAGGCCAAGTGACAACTCCCCCTCACTCGACCGCCTCGTCCCCCACCTCGGGTACGTCAAGGACAACGTGGTGGTCATCAGTCACCGCGCCAACCGCCTGAAGAACGACGCCTCCCTAGAGGAGCTTGAGGCTCTCACGGCATGGCTGGCCCGCCACGTCGCCCCCTCCCCCCGCAAACGCAGGAACCCCGCATGACCCAGCCAGACCTGTTCCACGACGCCGTCCTCCTCTGCGGTCGCCTCGAAGGCGACTTCATTGGCGACCGCGTGTACGGCCGCATCTTTGGCGACACGCTCATCACCGGGGACCACCCGTTCGCCAACGGCACCCCTATCCGCACCTCCGCCGCCGTCTCCTACGAGGACGGCATCCTGCTCACCCAGAGCGGCACCCGCTACCGCGTGGAGATCGACCGGTGAAGCGTCCGTTCCTGCGCCTCTACGCGGGGCGGGCGTGGCACCGATACGACGGGTACGAGATTGGCTTCGCGGCCATCCCCCGCCCTGACTCCGAACCGGGTGACATCGCCTATCGCCTGTCGGCAAACCTCTGGTTCTGCCTCCCCACCCTCCGCATCACGGTGATCCGCAAATGAAACTCCCGCCATGGATGCTGGACCTCGTCACCTCCCGTGACGGCGTCTCATGGGACCCCATCCGGGTCGGCGTCATCCTCTCAGGAGCCACCCTTCTGTTCCTCGCGGGGTGGGACGTCATCGTCAACAAGCAGGCCTTCAACGCCCTGACCTTCGGGTCCGGCGTCGGGGCACTCATGGCCGGTGCCGGTGTCGGCATCGGGGCAAAGCACAAGGACGAACCCAGCGCATGATCAAGCTCACCGACTACCTCATCGCCAGACCGTTCTCGGTCCTACTGGCGGTGGCCGCCCTGCTCTACGGCGTCCTCTACTTCGAGGCCCAAGGGAAACTCTCGGCCATGCGGACCCGCGCCGTCACCGCCGAGGCCACCGTCCTGCGCCAGTCGGACGCGGCCCTCGCTGTCGCGGCCCAAGCCGTGATCCGCGCCGACGCCGCCGCCAAGGCCCAAGCCGCTGCCTTCGAGTTCGGCAAGGCCGACCGCCGCGCCGCCACCGTCTACCTCACCCTCCCCACCCCACCGCCTGAGCTGCAATGCGCCGCCGCCTCGGCGCTGGTGGACGCGGCCATCATGGAGAACGCCCAATGAGACGCGCCTTCACCTACCTCCGCAGCGCCTTCATCGCTCTGGTCCTGATGGCCACCCTGACCCTCGGGGCCTGCACCACCACCGCCCCGGTCTACATCCCCACCCCGGTGCCCTGCGTCGTGGTCCTGCCGGTCACCCCGGACTTCCCCTTCAACAAGCTCACCGTCGGCGCGGACATCCACACCCAGACCAAGACCCTGCTGGCCGACCGGCGCGTCCGCATCGACGACCGCCGCCAGCTCGTCGCCGCTGCGGGGTCCTGCTCATGATCGACTACGAGGACACCGTCACCCCCACCCGCGCACCCTGCGACCACTGTGGGGTCACCACGGAGGAGGAGGATGCCGACACCTCCGACGGGATGTGGATATGTGAGCCATGCGGGGAGCTGTTCTTTTGATCACCCGCCTCCTGATCGACGCCGACCTCATGGCCTACATGGCCGCCGCAGGAAACCAGCAGGACTACGACTGGGGTGACGGGGTGACCTCCACCACCACGGACCTAGAGGCCGCCAAGGAACGCCTCCGCTCCCAGATCGACGAGTGGATGGACGCCTGTAAGGCCGACGCCTTCACCATCTGCCTGTCGGACGACTTCAACAACTTCCGCAAGGGGATCGACCCGACCTACAAGTCCAACCGTGGGACCGTCGAGCGGCCTGAGCTGCTCTACGTCCTCAAGGACTGGCTGGCCGGATCGTACCCATACGACCGTCGCCACTACCTTGAGGCCGACGACGTCATGGGCATCCTGTCTACGGAGGACCACGACGAGAAGCGGATCATCGTCTCACAAGACAAGGACATGATCACGATCCCGGGCTGGCTCTACCGCCCCTTCGACGAGACCCCGGTCCTGCGTCTGGTCTCCGTTGAGGAGGCCGAACGGTTCCACCTGTACCAGACGGTGACCGGCGACGCCGTGGACTTCTACCCGGGGTGCCCCGGTGCCGGACCCAAGGCCGCAGCCAGAGCTGTGGACGACCGGGAGGGCGTCGTCTCCCACGTCCACACGTTCACCCGCGGACCCCGCAAGGGCGAGCAGGAGACCCGCTGGGGACCGATGGTCTACCCCACGGTCTGGCAGGCCATCGTCTCGCTCTACCAGAAGGCCGGGCTGACCGAGCGCCACGCCATCGTGCAGGCCCGGCTGGCCCGCATCCTCCGCAACGAGGACTTCGACGGGTCCCGCGCGATCCTGTGGAACCCGCCTACCTAAACGCTTCCCCCATACACCGCAGGATTGTCACCCACCCTTGGAGCCGAAAGGCTCCAGATGTCCTGTTCTCTCCCTTGAAGGCTCCCCTCGGTTCACACCGTCGGGGGCCTTTCTTGTTTCCGAAAGGAGCCTCATGGCCCGCATCCTACCCGAGACGGCGTCCGGCTTCCTTGAGGAGCTGAACCTCCGCTTCCCCGAGCCGCGTCCTACCAACGGCCAGTCCCACGCGGACTACATCTGGTTCTCTGCTCAGAGAGCCGTCTACCTGCAAATGCTCGACGCATACACGCAAGCCCGAAAGCGCGGCTGAGTATGTGCCTCGTAAAGACCCCCCGCCCCGTCGCCCCTACCGCTGGCCTCGAAAAGGAAGTGCAGGTTCTCCGCAACCCCTTCCTCGACGGCCTCGACCCGCTGGTGCAAGCCAAGCGGACGGGGATGTCCTCGCTCCGCGTCAACCGCGGCGGCCCCAACACCCTCCCGCCTTCCGGCCGCATCGTGCGCCCCGTGGTCGGAGGCTCTGGCCCGACCCCCTCAGCGCCGTCGACCGGCTACACCCCCGCACCGCTCCCCGGTTCGGGTGCCCCCCGCATCACGCGCCCCACCTCAACACAGGCTTACTGATCCATGGCGACCACCCAAACGAAGGGTGAGTCGAGGACCATCGGCAAGGCCGCCGAGCGTTATGTCATCGGCTCCCCGAACCGCCAGACGGTCCTAGAGCGGGCACGTAAGGCCTCCTCACTCACCATCCCCGGCATGATCCCGCTGGACGGGCAGAACGAACACTCCACGTTCTCCCAGCCCTACCAGAGCCTCGGCTCGCGCTGCGTCTCCCACCTGTCCTCAGCACTCCTGCTGGCCCTGTTCCCGCCCAACCTCCCGTTCTTCCGCCTCAGCGTGGACGAGCTTACCGTTCAGGGTCTGGGCGAGGGTCTGGGCGAGGTCGAGGGCAAGCTCGCCGTTCTGGCCCGCGTCGTCTACTCCCTCATGGAGGGGGCCTCGCTGCGCCCGGCCATGATCGAAGTGATCCGTCACCTCATCGTCTCCGGCAACGTCCTCCTGTTCACCCCCGAGGCCCTGCCCGCCCGCCTGTTCCGTCTGGACCAGTACGTGGTCAAGCGCGACCAGTTCGGCCGCGCCGTCGAGACGGTCGTCCACGAGAAGATCGCCGTCTCCAACCTCGACGATGCCACCCGTGCCGCCGTCGGTATCACCGACCCAGCCTCCGACGAGGAGCTGGACGTCTACACGATCATCGAGCGCATCGGTGAGAACATGGAATGGCGTCAAGAGATCAAGGGCATCCTTGTTCCTAAGAGCGAGGGCGAGGCCCCCGTCGACGCTTCCCCTTGGATCGCCCTGCGCTGGCTCAACGTCCCCGGCTCCGACTACGGCCGCTCCCACGTCACCGAGTACATCGGGGACTTCATCTCCCTCGAAGACCTCTACAAGTCGATGGTGCAGTTTGCCTCTGAGGCATCCCGCATCCTCCGCGTCGTCGACCCCAACTCTGGGATGGATGTCGAGGAGCTGGCCGCCGCCGAGAGTGGCGACTACCTCACCGGCTACGGCGACAAGATCGTCACGCTCCAGCTCGACAAGAACCAAGACTGGTCCGTGATGTCCGCCTTGGCGGATCGCATCGAGCAGCGCCTGTCGGCCGCCTTCCTCCTCCGCGCCGGGATGACCCGGGACGCAGAGCGGGTCACCGCCGAAGAAGTACGTCTCGTCGCTCAAGAGCTGGAGAACGTACTCGGGGGGACCTACACGATCCTCTCGGCTGAGCTGCAAATGCCGCTCGTCCGTCGCTTCATGCACATCGGCGTCCGCCTCCAGCGGGTGCCCGAGCTGCCGTCCACCGTCACCCCGACGGTCGTCACCGGCTTCGACGCCCTTGGCCGTGCCCACGGGGTGAACCGCATCCGCGCGTTCATCTCCGACCTCCGCATGGCCCTCGGTGAGCAAGCCGCCAACGCCATCATCAACGGACCAGAGATGGCCCGCCGCCTCGGTGATGGCCACGGCGTCGACGGCCTCGAAACCCTCATCAAGTCGGCCGACCAACAGCAGGCCGAGAACGAAGCAACCCAGTCCCAACAGGCCATGGCTGCTGCCACACCACACATCGCCAAAGCCGCAGGAGAAGCGGCCCTCCAACAGGAACCATCTGAATGACCAACCCTATCCGACCGTCGGCTCCGGCCGCCAAGCCAGTCGCTGCCCCGCCCGCCGCCGACGTAGCCCCGATCTCGGTGGCTCCCGGCATCTCGGTGGAGAGCAATGACTCCGTGGGCACCGCCCGCCCGGCCGATCTCCCCAGCGTCGTCTACTCCCACCCGGCAGGCATCCAAGTCGAGACCTTCACGGGCCTCCAGCCGAACGTGGCGTGGGTCGACCAGAGCGTACCGGCCCCCGCCGGGGCTCAGTAAGTGACGGACGTCGCCGCGCCTGCGGCCATTGATCCCGCCACGAGCCTCCCGACCGGGGCCGCCCCCGACGCGGCCTACGTCGCCCGCATGACCGGGGCAACCCACGGGGACCCCGCTCCTGCACCGCTGGTGGCCCTGTCGAAGACCGAGCGTCCCGACAACATCCCAGAGCAGTTCTGGGACCCCGTCTCCGGCACCACCAAGACCGACGACCTCGCCAAGTCCTACGCGGAGCTGCGGGCGAAGATGGACGGCAAGGCACCCGCCCCCGCCATCGACCCCGCCGCCCCGGTGGACTCGACGAAGATCGTCCGTCCCGAAGGTGCCGCCGAACCGAACCCACTGTCCGACGCGGTCGCCGCCATGTCCACGGCCTACGCCGCCGACGGCGTGGTCTCCGACGACCAGATCGCCGCGGTCGAGGCCCTCGGCCTGCCCCGCAACGTGATCGACACCTACTTCGCTGGCCTCACGGCCTTGGCAGCCCAAGGGCTCGCTGAGGTCAACACGGTCGCCGGGGGTGCCGACAAGCTCGCCGCCGCCACCTCGTGGGCCGCGACGAACCTCACGGACGCCGAGCTGGCCTACTACAACGACCACGTCGATACCCCCGCAGCTCGGACCCAGACGGTCGAGTGGCTGATGGGCAAGTTCGCCGCGGCTCGCCCATCCGAGGGTCGCTTGGTTGGCGGCCAACCCTCCGCCATGGCTGGCGACTTGTTCCGCACCTCGGAGCAGGTCACCGCCGCAATCTCCGACCCCCGCTACAGGATCGACCCGGCCTACCGTGAGCAGACTGCCAATAAACTGGCTCGCTCCCGCTCGGCTGGCACACTCGACAGCACCGTGCAGCACTTCAAGCGCGGCTAACTACCGGAAGCCGCCCCGACGGGGGCGTCCTCCCCTCCTCCTCCCTCATCCAGAGAGAACCTGACCACTGGCCGCCTGCGGGCGATAACCTGTGTCTCCGGGAAGCTCGGACATGGGCGGGTTTCACCCCCACCCCCTCCTCCTTCCAGAAGAACCCCTCACTATGTCGAACTCCACCCCCAACTTCGCCGGTCAGAACCTCGGCACCGGCGACACCAAGGCGCTGATGCTTGAGCTGTTCGGTGGCGAAGTCCTCACGGCCTTCCAAACCAAGGTCATGTTCCGCGACAAGCACCAAGTGAAGACGCTGGCCAACGGCAAGCTCTTCAAGTTCCCGGCCATCTGGCGCACGACCGTCGGCTACCACGTCCCCGGCGTGGAAATCCTCGGCTCGCAAATCCCGCACACCGAGATCACGGTGTCGCCGGACGACAAGATGGTCTCCAGCGTCTTCGTCTCCGACATCGACGAAATCCTCAACCACTTCGACGTCCGCGCCCCGTACGCCGAGGAGCTGGGTGCCGCTCTGGCCCGCGTCTACGACAAGAGCGTCCAACGCACGATCATCCGCGCCGCCCGCGGTGGTGCCCTGTTCTCGGGCGACACCGGTGGCTCGATCCTGACCGACGCCGGCTTCGCCAACGACGCCGTCAAGCTGTTCGACGGCATCTCGCTGGCCAAGGAAACGATGGACAGCAAGGACGTCGACGTCATCGGCTCGCCGGTCTACGCATCGCTGGGCACCGCCCTGTGGTACCTGATGGCCCGCTCGGACCGCAACCTGAACCGTGACCGCAACGGCGGCTCGGCTTCGGATCGCTCGCACACGCTGACGACCATCGACGACGTGCAGATCATGAAATCCAATAACACCCCGTACGGTGAGAACACGGTGACGACCCCGGTCGACGCCGCTTCCGGCCTGACGATCCCGTCCAAGTACCGGATCAACGCCACCAACACCAAGGCCATCGTCTGGACCCCCTACGCCGCCGCCACCGCGGAAGTGCAGGGCCTGTCCTCGCAGGTCGTCGACCAGCCCGAGAAGCAGGGCACCCTGATGCTCGCTCGTCTGACGACCGGCTCG